ATTAATGCCATCTTTGCCGTCTTTGCCATCGACGCCATCTTTTCCATCCTTGCCGTCTTTCCCAGCCTGTCCGATTAACGTATCACGGTTAATGGCGAACCATATTTCTACGGCAACTTGTATTTCATCATCTGTAGGCGTGCGGCCATCAACGCCATCTTTACCATCTACGCCGTCTACGCCATTTATAGGTTGCTCAAAGTTTTCGCGCAGCCATAATTCAGCAGCGTTTTTTATTTGGCTATCAATGATAACGTCTATTTTCTGCTCAATAATACCATTGGCTTCATTTGTCGCACTTTGAATAAGCTGCTTAGACGCAACACCATCTACGCGCACGTTTAAAGCGGCAATGGCCTCAACCAGAACGCCGACAATCTCACCACTAATAGCCATTTAAAGTCCTAGCTTTTGCCGTATCGCGCTCATCATAGATTGTTCTTCTACATCGCGGCTGTTGTCATCTTCCTCTGGCTCGACCAAAGCATCTTGTGTGAAAGATGGGCCAGAGTCATCCAACTGCGCTTCGTATTCTTCAAACTCCATGTCTGGCGAGATAAGCTCACCGCGCTGGAAGTTATCGAACAAGACCGAAAGCGGCATTGCATCGCCTTGATATGCGCCAAGCAATGCGGTTACCATCTGTGGAGCCATACGCGCTGCGCCAAAGTCAGTGTTGAGGTTAAATTCAACGTCCTGTGGTGCGCCTACCCATTCAGCCATCCAGTTTAATGCACGGGTAATGCTATCAGATGCAGAGCGGCTTATTGACGCAAGGATAGAGCGTTCGCCAGCAGTCTTTAATTCTACCGTGCCAAAGGCTTCAGCAGTGCGCTTATCGTCGGCAAGCATCCGTGCGCCCAATACAGCCATGCGCTGTTCTTTGTCCTTCAGGGCTTCGCGCAATGTCTTTAGGCCATCGCCCTTAAACTCAAGATAGCCAGCATTAGCTGAAGGGTCAGGGAATACCCATGCGCTCATTGAGCCTACAGCAAGCGTTGCGCCTTCTGGTAGCTGCACGCCAGCAACGTATGGGGTTGGCAATCCAGTAAAGTGCAAGCCATGCTCATAGTCTGCACTGTTGCGGTAGTGAGCAAGGTTAGTGTCCACAAGGTCAAGCAATGGTGGCTTCTGCACTGTTGATGTCGCGCTGTTAGCACCAAGGATAACGAACGGAATATACGATAGCGGCCCACCGTTCTGTATCGGATACATTTCGCTAATGAGTGCATTTGCGTCATCCATAACGCGCACGCGATAGCCCTGTTCCGTAAGGTCAAGCACTCTGTATTGCACAACTTGATTGGATGTAAATTCATCTTCAGCAACATCAACGGTTTCTTTAAGCACAACCATTGTCAGAACCTGTGCGCCATTAATGTAGCTAGTGCGCCAGTTAATGATGCTTTCGGCAGTGTAATACCGCAAGAATGGGCGGATGTTCAAAGCTTCAGCGGCGGCAATCGTAATGTTTGTTGGTGCATTGGCTGGATAATCAACCATGATGCCAACGCGACCTACGGCAATCTGTTGTTCAACAACCTGTTCCGCAAACTCACGCAAGTTATCGCCAGAAAGCGTAATGTCATTAGCGTAAGGCTCAATGGCAGTCGGTAGTCTATACACTGGGTCTTTAGAGAATATCATGCCTGTGAAGGCGTCAAGTGTTCGTGCGCTTGCGTTAAAGAAAGCAGCACGCTCTTGATAAGTGATATACTCAACATCTGTTTGGCCTGTCAGCCTTGGCAGATAATTATTAGTATCGAATGACGGATTATAAAGGCTACCAGAATAGCGTGTATTGCTAACGTAGTTCTGGATTAAAGCATCGCGGCCAGATATAACATCGCGGCAACGCTTCCATTTAAAGCGATTAGCATCGTATTCGGTGTTCGTGTTGGAGACAGACATTTACACCCCAGATATTTGAGCGAAGGAAACCGTTCCTCTACCAATAGCATACTTATATGCAATAAAATAGCCAATGGCATCGTTTAAGTGGTCAAGCCCAGCCGTTTTATCTGGTTCACCTGATTTATTGTAGGCTTGCCGCTCTAATCCTTCAATTAGGTTAGGGCATTTGTCGGGGTTTACCAGTAATCGTCTTACGCCTTGATTGTGAATAATTTGGTTGAGCGCAATCACTCTGTCCTTAACGGCGGGGTTCTTATTCGGGGCAAGCACTGTGAAATTAGCGGAGCGCAGCAAAGTTATATCCGATAAGCTGGCATTAACGCTCTTGGTAGCCCCGCCTGACGCATCTGGGTAAACTGTTATCTGATGCCCTTGGTAACGCTCTAGTAGCGCCCTAATCATCGTTGGCGTGTCTCTAACGCCTGTTAGCTCATCAAGTGCCAGCGGGTTGTTGTTACGGATAACGCAGACAATGGCGCTCATGTTGTTGACGTTAAAGTCTAGCCCGATATGTAAATTTTCTCTTGGCTGTATGCGCTCAAGGGTATAATTTAGTTTGCGGTCAAACTCTGGGTAGACGCTGCCAGCCGTAAGGTTGACAAACTCGCCATCCAGATATGCGGCTAATAGGCTTGACGAATAGCTGTTCTGCAAGTTCTTGATGTAATCGGCTGGTAGGTTGGCTGCGTTGTCAGCAGTCTTAGCCCTATAAAGCGCATAGCCCTCTGCCTTGTTCTTTACCCAGCGGTCATAGACAAAACGAAAGCCTTCTGGTGTTGTAGCTACACCAACAGTGTTTTGAACAGGCTTGCCAGATACCGTGAATGCCTTCTGCCGATTACGGGCAATAATCTTATTCCAAACGGCACGGGCCTTGTCGAGTGGCAGCGTATCGAGTTCATCAACCACGCTATGTGCTACCTCATAACCAACAATGCGGTCAGGTTGTTCCATGTTGCGAAAAATAATGCGGCCCAGTTCTGTTTCCATTACCGCCTTTTGCTGGTTTAGCTTGAATGGGATGTTGTTCTTTTCAAACAGGGCGGGGAAGCGTTGGAAGGCAATGTCTTCAATCAGCGGATATGTAGGCAAGTAATATGCAACATCCTGATACGGGCAATATCTCTTAAGCCGCATAATGCGTGCAATGCCAGCAGCAGTCTTTCCCGAACCAAAGCCGCCGACAAAGGCAGGGAATGGCTCTTGGCTAAATACGAACTCTCTCTGGCTTTCAGTAAAGGTCAAAGCCAATCTTCGTCCGTGATGGGCTTAAACTGCAAATCAACCGAAACCTTGGTAGGCTGGTTGAAGCCGTGCATAATGTTTAGCTCTTTTACAGCCCCTGTCATGCCTGATGGTGACTTCTCTGCATTAGCTACCTCAAATGCTTGAATGAGGCCCAGCACCGACATTTCGCGTGTCCATAGGTGCTGTTGAGCCACTTCAGCCTTTAATTCATCCACCCTTAGGGTAATCTTAGGGTCTTTGATTAGCCTTGATGCTTGAATGTAAACGCTTGCGTCTTTCATAGTCGCGGCATCGTAGGCTGTGCGATAGGCAGTCGCTTGGTCATCGCCATTGGCAATGCACTGAGCAAATGTTTCCTGCTTTGCCGTCAGCTTACTCATTAGCTTCTGCCCTTGCTTTGTCATAGCTCTCTAGCATTTCAACACCCTTCTCTATCGCACAAAAAAGGGACTTGGTGTATGTGTCCATTTTGTCTCCATACGGCGAAAGATGTTTGAGAACCATAACAGCTTCTTTGGGCGTATAAAAAATATTAGCAATTCTGTCCTTGCTTAGTAATGCAATTTGCCCATGCCAAATTTCGATTATGCTAATGTCATCAACAGATTGCTCAATCATTGGCATCTGCCTTTACTTGGTCATAGCCTTTTAGCCAATCTTTGCTGCGCCGTGTATCCCGTGAAAGCCCAAATATTGCAGCTTCACGGCCATCTTGGAATTGCAATATGTTCTCAGCTATCATGTTCCTTTTAACCTCTAGCTCAATTAGTTTGGTAAGGTTACTTTGACCTTTGGGACGGCCCTTTGGGTTACCTGACTGTCCAGCCTTAAAGCGACTATGCTTTGGTGGCTTACCATAGCCCACCTTGCCATCGTCTTTGTCGGCTGCGTCATCTATAATCTTGCTGCCTTCCTCTATTTCAATAAGCTTTGCGAGATAATGTTGACACTTCTTTAGGTCTTGCACCCCGTTCTTGTCGAGATACCTTGCTAAGTATTTTATACAATTACCGTGCAAATAGCCAGCAAATGCTTCTTTGCTCATCCATGCTTCCATTGCATCCCAAGGTTGCACAGCCTTTAATGCGTAATGGTCACCGCCGACTTGATAGTCATTCGTCTTCATAATAATCATCCTCAAACGGGTCATAGCCCTTAAGCATGGCATCAACTGCAACCATTATAGGGCCAGTAATGTTTATCTTGCCAGCTTCCATCTTGCGAATGGTTGTGCCGCCATTGGCTTCAGACAGGCGCAATGCAGCGGCCATGTCGTTTATGCTAAAGCCCATGCGGTAACGGGCCAGTTTAAGCTTGTCGGGGGTCATGCCTCTGCCCTGCTCTTTTGCAGGGAATGAACAATGGTGCTGTGGTCGCGGTTCATAATACGTCCAATCTCTGTAGTAGAGTAGCCCTTTTCACGCAGCATAACAGCACATTTACGCCGCACTGCAACAAGCTTTTTCATGCGGTTCTTACCTATTATGTCTTCCGCTGTGTAGCCATACTGTTTAGCAATGGCCTCCATTTCCATCATATTTGATTGCCTTGGCGTCATGCCGCGACTGTCAACAAGCACTATTTCTTCTTCTTCCCAGATGAAATCGTCTTCAAACATTTCCATATCCTAAACCTTCTAACAATTCACTAGAGCGCATTTCTTCGTAGCGGTAATCCGCTTCGTTTGCGCCAGCATTATCTTCAAACTCAAATGCCAGTTCCTGCAATGTGCCAGCAGGGTCTTCGTCATAATCGACAATAGCTGTTAGCAATTCAATCTCTTGCTCATCGCTAATGCCAAAAGCCTTGCCGTTAAAAGCCATAGCATAGCGCGATGCTACCCATTGGGCTTTCTGGCGCTTATGCTCTGCGTTGTAAGCGTTTAGAGCGTCGATAGCGGCTTGCGCTAGGTCTGTGAGGTTCTGGCTCATGCTGCAAACTCCTTATCAACCCATGCCTGACGGCGAGCATCAGCACGTTTGTTGTATTCATATACTTCGTATTCATCAGCGGACAAACACGCATCAATGTGGCTTTCGTCAGCGTATGTCAGGAAGCCATTATCCAGTAAAATAAGCATATTACCGTCAGTGTGTCGCACTTCGTGCCAAGCGCCATCCGCTCTTGTTTTAACGTAGTCTCCAACAAATATAATCATTTTACATCTCCGTATTGGCGAGGCTTGGCCTCTGGTGGATGGGGGCCGAAGCCCCCGTTGGGTTTATGCTAACTCTTTAGTCCATACATTTGCATACAATGGCAAGCCATTCATTTTACGGCGGCGGTTCATTGTTTCAAGAAACTTGTCACTGCAATGAGCGCAACGGTCAGAAGCTGGTGCAGCGCGAAAATCGTCTGGGTTTACTTTGTGGCTATCAGGAATAAATTCCATCGCTTTACGCGAATTAAAAATCATCTTGCCATTTCCAATTGCGCTGGCGTTGCAAGCAGTCTTGCCTTTTACCGAAACAAGAAGGTGAATTTTGTAAGCCATAGTCGTTTCCTTATGTGGCGGGGCGCTGCCCCTTGCTGATGCCCCCTTATATGAGCATCGATTTTTTCTGTCA